GAAATGGCTCGCACACTTAGCGATCATAAAATGTTTACTTGTTTAGTAAAAACTTACTCAGCAGAAGAACTAGAAGATTTCTTTTCAGAACCACAGCCTTACGTGGCAATGAGCATCGGTATAGGCGATGCTGACTTAGATAAACTTGAGCAAGTGCATAAAAAAGTTTTAGATAAATTACAGTTTGTTTGCGTAGATGTAGCAAATGGTTACACAGAACGTTTTGTAGAATTTATTAGACATCTACGTGAAACTTATCCTTTTAAAACTATTATTGCTGGTAACGTGGTTACAGCAGATCAAACACAGGAGTTAATTCTAAATGGAGCTGATATTGTCAAAGTCGGTATTGGGCCTGGCAGTGTGTGCACTACTAGGATTCAGACTGGGGTGGGATATCCGCAACTTTCTGCAGTCATGGAATGTGCTGATGCTGCTCATGGTCTTGGTGGACATATTATTGCTGATGGCGGTTGTACGACTCCAGGTGATGTAGCAAAAGCATTTGCAGCTGGCGCTGATTTCGTAATGCTCGGCGGTATGTTAGCCGGACATGACGAAGGCGGCGGCGAAGAAATCTTCAAGTATGTACATAATAACGAGTACTACTATATGAAAGAAGACGAAATTTACAAGCCAGTTATTGAGCGTAAAGAGTTTCGCAAGTTCTACGGAATGAGTAGCCAAACTGCAAACAAAAAGCACTTCGGCGGACTTAAAGATTATCGTTCATCGGAAGGACGCACTATCCTTGTGCCATACCGCGGCCCAGTAGGAAACACTATCCAGGATATTCTTGGCGGTATCCGAAGCACTTGTACGTATGTAGGAGCAGCATCGCTCAAGCAACTTAGCAAGTGTACAACCTTTGTACGTTGCACACAAACACACAATGCAGTTTATGAAAAAAATACTATCGGAAATTGACAAACGCTGTGATTTCATGTATAAATAATAGTGAGCGCCGAAAGGGCTCACTATTATATCTTGCTTATAAAGGAGATAAACAATGACAAGATACACTACTCTCGACTTACCACAACTTGCTCGTGCTTCTGTTGGATTTGACAGAATGTTCCGTGAAATGGACCGAGTGTTCGAGAACTCAAAAACTACTTCATACCCACCATACAACATTGTAAAACTGTCCGACGACGAGTTTATGATCTCTGTTGCTGTAGCGGGTTTCAACATGTCAGACCTTGATATAACACTAGAAAAGAACGTGCTTACTATCCAAGGAACTTCACCTGATACTAAAGACGAAGTAGATTATCTACACAAAGGAATTGGCTCACGTAACTTTACAAGAGAGTTTACACTTGCTGATTACATTGAAGTAGAAAGTGCATCGCTTGAACTTGGCATGCTTAACGTTCATCTTAAACGTTTAGTGCCAGAAGAAATGCAACCTAAAAAGATTGCAATTACCGAACCTAACCTAATTGAAGGATAAGGTATACAAATGGGGGATTACTCCCCCATTCTTAACTAAATACTATGAAGAGGATTTGAAATGAGTTCAAAATTGAGTATTAACGAAGTGTTAACTACAGGGTATGCAAAGCCTTCTAAATATCAAGTATACATTTTAAATAATGATACCACTCCACGTGATTTTGTACATCAATTGTTAAAAGACATTTTTAAACACACAGACGATGCAGCTAATACAATTATTGCACAAATTGAAGCTGATGGTATTGCTGGGGTTGGTACTTATTTTTACGAAATTGCAGAACAAAAAATTACAGAAGTTATGTATGCTTCCCATAGAGCAGGTTTTAATTTAGATATTACCTTAGATAGTATTTGATATTGTGATAAATACTGCAACGGAGTATTTAAATGAGATTTACCGATTTTAACGAGTCACGATTACTATTAGAAGCAGCACAAACTGGCATAGAAAATGATCTTGACATAATTAACAAAACACTTGATAAAGCAGAAAAGACCGATGCTGCATTAGTAGTAAAAGCTAAAAGTGTGTTGCAGTATTTTATTAACCAAGCTGATAAACTATTAAACAAAGTTCACCACGATAATCATGAAAATAACACAGAAGTTGGACCTGCGCCTATTAATGAAAATGTTGCAGTAAATATTCTTACTCATGAACTTCAGGATAAAATTTCAGAAATATGCCGAGTGATGCCAGACTGTGACGCTTACATTAGCAATTTCTATACAGCAATTGATAACTTCAAGGATAAAGTAGTAGAAGGCTTTGCACAAGAAAGGGCTCAAGGCAGAGCAGAAGCAGAAAAAGCTGCGGTTGACTTTATGAATCAAATTGACGTGCAACTTGGCAGATTAGCTGTGAAAGTGGATGGTTTTACAGTACCTAATTATCGAAATGCTGGGTTTACAAAAAAACAAATCAAAGCATTCCAAACTAGAGAAAAAGTTCAAACTGGGTTAATGGGTCTATTTGACAATTTATTTAGAAAAAAAATCAAGACCGGCGAGCTTAGTCAAGAAGAAGCACTAGCATTTGCAAAAGCTGCTGCTGACGGCGATGTAATAGATATGCGCCAGCTTGTACAAAATAAAGAGCGACATGGTAGTGTGGACGATTACGTCAATCCTTCTTACAAAAATGTATATAATATTGTAATTGATGATTTAATGAACGCTATGCCTGGTTCTACTGGAGGCGCAACTGGCCCGGGAGAAGTTGCCCTAGCAGCATTAGGTAATCCAAGTCAAAAAGCAGAAAACAAAGGTGATCTTGTAATAGACGGAGTTTTGTATGAACTTAAGGGTGGCGGATTTATAAAAGGCGAGGCTGCTACTGGCGGCAGACTTAATGGTGATAGAATTTTAGCTTCTGATGCAGCGCATGCCATGGTAGTGCAATTACTTAAAAAAGAACATAACAATTTATACAAAGCAATGCAAACATTGTTTAACAAAGGCGAATGGAAAGGCAGATTATTAATTAGCGGTATCACTGCTAGTGGAGTTGTCAACTACGAAAAAGCCTTGAACTTAGCAGGTTACAACAAACAGCAAACTATTGACTTTTTCCACGACTTAGGCGCTATCTTTACCGTAAATTATCATGATATGGTAAACAGTAGACTAGATCAATACTATCACGACTTGTTAGATAGTGCTATTACTCAAACACCAGAAGGTATTGGGTTAAACTATACAAAGCTAATTCAAGCTATTACTTTTATACAGCACGAAAGTTACAAAAAGACAAATAAATTTAATCATATTATATTGTTAAATAAAAGCACTAGAACTTTTACAATAATAGATTCAGGCGAAGAGTTTGTTGAAAAAATCGGCAATGGACAAGTTAAACTAGCTAAAGGTTTACCTATTAATGCAAACGACCCGCAAAAAGCAACTTTCAGTTTCACATCTAAGTAAAATATCACAGGCTATATACACTATTAGAATATAGGATTATAAATGAAAACTCCAAAGTGTATATTTAAAACTAGGGTTCCAAAAAACCCAGACGACTCCTGGCAAGATAGAAAAGGCTGGAACTGGAAAGATATCTCTGCTGATGACTATTTTGCTAATAAGCGAGTGGTTGTATTTTCTTTGCCTGGCGCATTTACACCAACATGTACCGAAAAGCAATTACCTGGTTTCGAAGACAACTACGATGAAATTAGAAATCTAGGTATTGACGAAATATATTGTATAAGTGTCAATGACAGCTTTGTTATGAATGCGTGGGCAAAGCGTGAAGAAATCGAAAATATAAAAGTAATTGCAGACGGCAATGGTGAATTTACTAGAATGATGGGCATGCTAGTAGATAAGCATCATCTAGGGTTTGGGCAACGCTCGTGGCGGTATGCTATGATTGTAAACAATGGTGATGTAGAAAAAATGTGGGTTGAGCCTGGCATAAACAACGCTGGCGAAGATATGGATCCTTACGGTGAAACAACGCCAGAAAACGTAATTGAATACTTAAAACGAACATAGAAAGGATAAAAAATGTTACATAGTATCGACCAAGTTATCACAAAAATTAAAGCAATGGACGACTTGGCGAGGTATGTAAAAACGCATGATGCAAACTTAGAGCCCTATAATAAAAAACACTGCATACAACAGATACAGGCTTTAGCTGCTGACATCGTAAATGATAAACAGAATGCAAAAGAAAACATATAAATACAGTGACATTTTTAAAAATCAGGAGGGGGAAGAAGTGATGACACTTCCTCCTGAAATTATTAAAGATTTAGAATTAGAACCTGGAGATAACTTGAAAATACTAATGGGAGACCAAGGAACCATCATCCTTGAAAAAATAGATGGCAAAGAATAAGGATGATATTATTGAAGTAGATGGGCTCATAACAGAACTACTTCCTAATCAATTTTTCCGTGTAGAACTAGAC